AAGAAAAACCAAGTAAACATTCAAAAAACAGGAGAACGAAATAATGGCTCTAAGTGAAAAAGTTGAAGACAAATTGAAGGAAGCCGAAGGAATTCTCAGGGATTCTTTGTACTGGGCCTCCAAAAATGAAAACCCCGGAACTCTTAATGCAATTTCTAAGATCATTTCTCAACTTGATTATTTGATTAAAGTGGATAAAATTAATGATCAGGTAGAAAATTTTATTAAAAAACAAGGCGGCAACGACATTTTTAGGGGATTTTTTTGATGAACAATTATCTTACCGATTCTGAGCAAGAAGAACTTACTGCCCTAAAGAGGGCCATTAACGACAACGTGTCATCCGTTCATTACAATAAAATGGAGCGTTTTTCGGAATTGCTTGTAAGAACTCTTTCTGGTAAAGGAGCCGGTGAGATATTTTTAGAGCCAACAAATTTCTAAATAGTCAAAAATACTGTTAGAGATGAAAACGTATAGCCAGTTTTTAGAACAAACTTCTAGTGTTTTAGATAGGCAGTTAGCGGCCAGAGAAAAGCAAAGGAAAGATTTGGAAGATAGAGCATTAACAGCTAAACAAGAAAGAGAGGAACGTGCTGCTCAGCTAGAGCAAGAAAGAGTGGACCGAGAAAATGAGCGAGAAAAAAGGGAAGCCGAGCAAAGATTAAGACGTTTAGAAGCAGGGAGGCAACAAAACGGGTGAAATTTACTATCTATTCTAAAACTGGTTGTCCATATTGTGAAAAAATTAAGGCAATTATGCACTCATACAACTTTGAACATGTAGTGTATAATCTTGATGAAGATTTTACCAGACAGCAATTTATTGATGAATTTGGACTAGGATCTACTTTCCCTCAAGTTATCCTTAACGATAAGCGACTAGGTGGATGCGTTGATACAGTGAAGTATTTAAAAGAAAATAAATTGGTTTAATGGATCAAGTTTTTTGTGATATTGAAATGGCCATAGATATGGCCTTTAAAGAAAAAAGATTTGTCATGAACTTTTTTTCTTATCTTAAGACCATAAATGCAAGGCGAATTGATGCCCAAGAATTTAAGGCTAGTAATACAGCAATTAATATAAAAACTACTGCAGAAGATTTGAGATTGTATATTGAAGGTGGTCAGACTGATGAAGCCAAACAACTCAGAGAAGCATATGGACATCTTTCAAAACCAGAAGCCAGAAAGATTATGAATTATATTCTTGGATTCATTTCAGACTGCGATGAATACATTAAAGAAAAGAATGCAAAAAAACGTAGACGCAAACCTAAATAATACAAGCAATCGAGGATTCAATTGGATGCTTGATTCAAAAAGCGATAATAACAAGGAGGAACCGATTTTTAATTTTAGTTTACAGAAATCTGTTTCTTTGTTTTCTAAGAGATTTCAGTTTTCTGTAAGTTTAACCGGAACTAAATCTAAGGAGAACACAAATGTACGCGATAGCAATTTTCATTAGCGTAATTTTAGTATTATTGCTTTTTGTAGTCGGGGCGATTGTTGGGTGGATTGCCTCTTTTTATGTTAATAAGAAAGAAGAAGAGCCACCATTCATACATCCCGAATTTCTAGATAGTTCTGGTAATATTATTCCAGACGAAATTATTGCACTGAGATTTACACCTAAATTAAACATTGAGGAGGATTATTACGATGACACAGACTGTGGTGAAGAAGCCGAGGACTACGGCGAAACAAGTTGAATTACCACCTAACCCGTTTCAGCATGAAATTCTAGAGCTTGCGTGTTCCCAAAGAACCAATGCTAAAAAAATTGAAGTTCTTCAAAAGTATCAAAATGATGCTCTGATTAGTCTTTTTATCTGGAATTATGATGATTCAGTGATTACTATCATCCCAGAAGGAGATGTTCCATATTCAAGTAATCCCGATATTGCACCGGGAAATGATTCCCTTTCAGAAGCGATTAAAAAACAGATTGACGATAAGATGGTTGATGCTGTTGGCGGCAATCTAAAAACAACACTTAGAAACGAATACACAAAGTTCCATTACTTCATTAAGGGTGGGGACAATACATTAAGTTCTATTCGTAGGGAAACTATTTTTATTCAAATGCTTGAGGGACTTCATCCCAAAGAAGCCGAAATTATGTGTCTTGTAAAAGACAAAAAACTCACTGATCGCTACAAACTATCTTTTGATCTAATTAAAGAAGCATACCCATTTATTAGGTGGGGAGGTCGGTCGTGATGTGGTCTGAAGAAGAAAAATTATCTTTACCTAAACAATATAATTGCCAGCTTCTTTTTTCTAATGCAACGATGGCCCAGGCTAAAGATAAAAGTCTTCCTAAAGATGCATATCTAGTCTTTTATGAGAATTCTGATGGAATTGTTTCTATGGATGTATGTAGATGCAGTAAGCGTTCTAATTTATTTGATTTGTATTATGACAAATTCCGAAATGTAAAAGATATTCGTTTTGGTTATGGTAATGTTAACCCTAAATTATGGGGAGAACAGGACAAAAAAGAAAAGAAAAAGAGGAACTCCTGATGACAATAGGTTTTGGTGAAAGCGATAAATTTAGACTTTCAATAAATAAACAAGAAATAAACAATATCATTAAAAAATATAAAAAAGCAAAAAAAATTATGAAATCAAATCTTTATCAGATTCAGGTCATGGATGAAACTGAGACATATATTACCAATCTAATCAAAGAAGCCGAGGCTGACCCTCCTGTTGAATGATGGGAAAACACTACATTTTAAACCTGTATGGGTGCAAGTTTGAACTTCTAGATAATTTAGAGTTTCTTTTGAGATTGCTTACAGATTCGGCTCTTCTTTGTAATGCTACTATCTTACAAAAATCTTATCATAAATTTGAACCACAGGGAGTAACAATTATTTTACTTTTAGCCGAGTCACACATTTCAATTCATACTGTTCCCGAAAAGGGTGAAGCCTATGCGGATGTTTTTACATGTAGTGAGGTTGATCCAGTGATTGGATGCCATAAAATAATCCAGGAGTTGCATCCAGAAAGTTATAATTTGGAGTTTATCCCCCGATGAAAAATGAAAGAATAAAACTGATTATTAAAAATATAGAACTTCTTCTTGAGCAATTAAAATTAGAAGTTATTGATGAAGAAGTTTTACCGATTGAAAATAAAAATGTTATTGATATTCGGGATCTTATAACCAAAGATGATTATGAAGAACCTGAGTATTATGAAGACCCTGATGATTATTTACCAAATGTTTCTGTAAAATGGAGAAATATCGATGTATGATTTAACTGATTTTGAAAAAGGACTAGGAAACTTTTCTGATAGAGTAGAAATTATTGTTGGCCTAGAGATGGGCGATAAATTGTCATCTGATGAGGCGTATAAAATGATTAAAGAAGAATTTAAAAAACTCAAAAAACTACGTAAAGAAAATTGATTATGAGACCAGTAAAAGCAGCCGATCTTCTTGAATTAGATCCACGTTTACAGACTGTGGTTCTTCAGTGCTATCCTATCCCCGAGCAGGTTATATACCAGGCGGCAAAGTGCGATTATTCTGAAACACCTATTCATGAACAACAGATTCCTTCTCCTGACAAGTGTGGAAAGTGGATTGTAGAAACTCTTTTGGCTAATGATAAGGGTCATTATGGATGCTACAGTGAAGACACTGAGGTTATGACAGAAAATGGATGGAAACTATGGCCCGATGTAGGTTATAGTGATAAATTAGCCGCAGTGGATATAGAAACTGGATCTATTAGATTTGAATATCCAGAGGCTCTGCAAAAATATGACTTTCTACCCGGCGATAAACTTTATTCTATTGAATCCCAGAAAATCTCATTGGCGGTTACTCAAGACCATCGTATGGTTTATTCATCGAGAACGAATAAAAATTGGAGGTTTTCAACTGCGGCTTCACTAGCCGGTAAACCAGTAATCTATAGGCTGGCCGGGGAATTATGTGATGAAGACAGAAAAATTCCAATAGACTGTCCCACAGATTATGATCTTGTGAGTATATTCAAATTAGCCGGATTCTTTTTTGGGGATGGAGTCCGTAGTAAAAACAAACAACCTAGGTGTTTACAATTTAGACTAAGGAGACATAGAAAAATTGCATACCTAAAATCATTAGGTTTTGAAGTAAGAGAAATGAAAGATGATAGATTTACAATTGATCTAGGTGAAACTGCTACCTGGATTTCTAAAAATTTCTCTAATACTGATGAAAAAATTTGCCCTAACTTTATTCTTAAGTTACCGAAATATCTTTTCGACGCCTTTTTAGACGGACTTAAAAATAGTGATGGGACTTTAAAAAATAAAACCTGGGCATATGATTCAACAAATCTTGAAGCCCTAGAATTAGTTCAGGCCGCTTGTCATCTTAATGGTATGTCGGCAACAGTAACTTTAAATCATCCAAATGTAGGAGAAGGGCACGAAAATCATAAACCTTGCTGGAGATTACATGTTTCAAGTTTAGATCCAATTGCCAGATTTGAGGTTCATCAAAGAGGAAGAACTAAAGGAACAGAAAAATTAATTTCTTATACTGGAAAAGTTTATTGTGCTACGGTTAGCACTGGGGCATTGCTTGTAAGGAAAAATCGTAGGCCTATTGTCTCTGGAAATTGTATAGAACATCCGGCAATCACATTTTCTGTTTCTGGTTATGTTCACAGTGTAATGGTGCAGGGAAGAACTCATCGAATCGGTAATTCTTGGGATTGTCAATCGAATCGTTATACGGGCAATAGAGTTGTTAAAGTTGCCAAAGGGGAACTTCCTGTTGAGGACGTTTTTTATGTACGCCCTGCTGGTTATTATACAAATCGCCAAGGCAAAAAATATGATTGGACCGAAGAACATCGTCAACGTAAATTAAAACGTATTTTTGATGAGTGTGTAGAATACGCCGATTATTATGAACAAGGAATGGCCGAGGAACACATCAGAGATTATCTCCCACAAGCAATTCGTCAAAACTTTGTAGTATCCTTTAACCTTAGGTCTGTTCTGCATTTTATGGACCTTAGGGCAAAAATGGACGCCCAACTAGAAATTCAAGCTCTTTGTGCCCAAATGGCGCCTCTTCTTGAGAAATGGGCTCCTAATGTCTGGAAATATTACGAAGAAAAACGCCTACATAAAGGTAAACTAGCCCCATAAAATTTATGAAACTACCTCTTTCGCCTATAATGCGTAAAATTCTTGCAGATCCTGTTGCGAGTAAACAGCTTCAAAAGGCGCTAGTAGATAGGGATACTCGTATTGAGTTGGATGGTAAAATATATAAAATCACATCTGCCCAATTTTAATTTAAACCTTATGAAATCCTATTGTATAAAAGACCATGAGACTGGTCATGTTTTTAAGATTTTTCTGACCGAAGAAGAACTTTCAGAATTTCTGGCCGATAATCCAGAAATGGACGAGTGCGTTGATTGCGTCGAATGCGAAGACGCACCTAGTATAACTTTGGAGGATTGATGATGCCCTTATATCCAGTAATTAACAAAAACACAGGTGAGACAAAAGAACTCAGTATGACTATTGCGGAGTGGGAAAAATGGAAAGAAGAGAATCCCGATTTTCAGCGAAACTGGGAAATGGGATGTGCAAGTTTGGGTGAAGTTGGAGAATGGAAAGATGTCCTGAATAAAAAACATCCATCATTCAATCATATTTTAAAGAAGGCAAAAAAATCAGGCGGCATGAATGCTAAAATGGATACTTTATGACCAGATCACGAGCAACGCGTAAATCCAGGCAACAAGCAAATATCCCGCTAAACAAGAAAAAATCCCAGTCACCACTAATAACCCTTGATCACTTAGTCGAACTTCAACCATTAACAGAAAATCAAGAAAAACTTTTCGCGGCCTATGATGAGGGCAAAAACATCGTGGCCCATGGATACCCCGGAACCGGCAAGAGCCTTTCGTTAATTTACAAGGCCCTAGAAGAAGTCCTGGATCCCTCGACTCCTTATAAAAGGGTAATTGTCGTCAGATCCACCGTTGCAACACGCGACATTGGATTTCTTCCTGGATCAATTTCCGAAAAAATTGCAGAATTTGAAGTACCTTATAAGTATATGATCAAAAATCTTTTCGATTTTAATTCTGACGAAAAGTATGAGATGCTTTATGGGAACCTAAAGGCCCAGAAGAGTTTTTATTTTATGCCAACGAGTTTTATTCGTGGGATGACAATTGACGAGGCCGTTATAATTGTGGATGAATTTCAAAATTTATCTTATCATGAATTAGAAAGTATAATTACACGAGTCGGTGTAGACAGTAAGATCCATTTCAGTGGTGACATCGCCCAGTCGGATCTTATAAAAAAATCAGAAAAAGACGGGGCCGCATTGTTCTTGAAAATTCTTGGACAAATGGAGTCTTTTGAGACGATTAATTTTGGTATCGATGACATTGTAAGGAGCAACCTCGTTAAAGAGTACATTGTCGCAAAACACAATCTTGGATTATTCTCAGAACCCTCTTGACAAATCCAGGGGACCATGCTACAATTACACCAAGATCAGGGCCAAATAAAATGTTTATACACAAACCGATAGAAGTTCCAAAGTTAGAAAGATTCCATATAGACGGAAAACGTTTTTATAAAAAAGTAAAATCTGAAGAACTCAAGAATTATATTTCTATTACTACAATTACTTCAAATTATAGTAAAGAAAAGTTTGCATTATGGAGACAAAGAGTCGGAGAGGAAGAGGCCAATAGGATTACAAAGGCCGCAACAACAAGAGGAACGCATATGCACTCTTTGGTAGAACATTACTTAGGTAATGAGGCCCTACCAAAGAGTGCTCCACTCCCCAAACTTTTGTTTGATATTATTAAGCCAGAGTTAAATAAAATTAATAATATAATCGGGGTTGAAATTCCATTATATTCTGACTATTTTGAAATCGCCGGAACATGTGATACAATTGCAGAATATAATAATATATTGAGTATTATTGACTATAAAACAAGCGAAAAACCCAAACCAATAGAATGGGTAGAAGGGTATTTTGTCCAAGCAGCAGCATATAGTGCAATGCTTTATGAGATGACAGGAATTCCTGCAAGGCAATTAGTTATCATAATGGCATGTGAAAATGGTGAAGTAGAAACATATATTGAAACCGACATTATGAAATACTTAAAACTCTTACAAAAATAC